CACGGGACCACAAGGGCGGTTATGTGGGCGGACGGATCAGAAACGGCAAAGTCAGTTGGGACACACTGGATGTGGCAGTACAGCACACAGACAACCAATCGAAGAAGGCTGGTGCCCTGAACCCGATGTGGGTCGAGTGGCTCATGGGGTTCCCAGCAGGGTGGACCGACTTAAAGGACTAGGTAACGCAGTAGTACCTCAATTGATACAAGCGATTGGGGAGATAGTCATCAAAGCAGATAGGGAGATATACAATGTTGAATCTTAGAATTCGTTTCGTTGATGGCAGGGAGGACTTAATCACTCCTTGCCCCATCAACTACGGCAACTACTGGTGCATGTTCAAGCACCTATCAAAGTTGTTACGCGACAACTGCATCTACGAGGATGAGATCAAGGACGCCAGTGTCATGCCATCAGTCCCCCCCTTTGAGGCAGGGATGGTCCGCTTAAAGACAGATTCTCACGATGACAGATGATCCTAAAAAACGGGGAGGTCTACGATCAAACTCTCGCACCTTGCACATGCTCAAAAGAGAGAGAAGTTTTGCATGTGCTTGGTGTGGGAAGACGTACACTAACATCCAAGCCCAATCAAGATTCTGTAGCCACGAACACAAACTCAAGGAGTACAGAGCTCGCAAGGCGTTCGCCTCCAGGAAACGGCTCACAGAATTAGCCCGCAAGGGCAGGAATTTTAGGCCGCACTCCCTCTACACCAAGCTATCTTCATCAGTATCGAGGTCACGCTCGAGGTCTTCCTCATCATGAAGTTCTTCAACTCGATCTTCATGAAGGTCTTCACCTTCGTCGCCATCCTCTGTCTCTTCCTCTTGGAGGTGCTGATGTTCTTCAGCATCTTCGAGAGCCGCACCCTCCTCATGCTCGACCGCAAGCACGCGATCCTGCAATTCGGGCGCAAGCTGATTCATTTCAATGAGCTTCCGTAGCCTATCCTCTACCTCCGATCTGTCCATCTGATCAATGAACCCGTGCTTGATCTCCTTCTTCTCAATCAAGAGCCCACCCAGCTTCGCCCTGCCCAACTCTGCTTGAACAGCAGCACTGTACTTCCCCTCCTCCACAGCGGCATCCCTAATCATCTGAAGATCTCTAGCCGTTTTCTCAAACGAGATCTCGTACTTCTTCTGATACCCCTCCTGCAGCTCCTTGATCGTTTCCTGAACATGCAAGAACTTTGTCTGGTTCAACAACACCGACGCTACTTGGGAAGGATGAGAATACCCTGCACGATGGGCGCACTCTGTATTCGTTAAATCATTGTGCACATACAGCTGCACAAACTTCTGCTGCTTCTTAGTCAGTCGCCGTCTTCGATACTTATTGGGCGCATATCGATTGGGCCGAAATAACATATCATCCCCGAGCTCAACCTCAATCGGCTCCCCATACTCACCCGCCTCACTCACCTCACCTGACTCAATCAACTCACTCATACGACTCACCTGGCACCCACGTTCTCAAACCCATTAAAAAAAATTTTTTCTTTTTTTCCAACCCCTCTAAGAGGGAAGAGGGAGGTCCCCCGTTGGGGAGAACTATTAAGAGTTCTCTCCCCCTCTTTAGAGGTGCACCTATGCACCTTTGCACCTACCTTATAAATCAAAGACTTACAGAGCGTAGGTGCACGGTGCACGGTACTGCACGTTGCACCTATGCACCTACGTGCACCTACTTTATAAATCAATGACTTACCTCATTTCCAAGGGGGGTAGGTGCAAAACCGAAAACCCCCCTTGCACCTACGTTTTTCACCAAAAGTAGGTCGATACCGCCCCTAGAATTTACATTAACTTTCATTGCTAAGTGTTCCCAGCCTGCCCTATCACCAACAATTGCTTCACATCCCACATCCCGCTCTGATACACTGTTTTCACCCTGTTGCTTTGGGTGCCTCACCTGCCGACTTCCCTAGCTATCGACCCGTCCGGCCCGGTAGCTTCCACATCGGCGGTGAGGCTTTAACTTTATCCCTCCTGCTTTTTTCATCCGATCAACTCTAGGTTTTGAGTGAGCCCCGTTGATCCAGCCCATCGAGCAGCTGACCCGTGCGCCTCGATTCTTTCCATCATGACCAACGCCCTAGTGCGTGCGGATCGTGGGGCATAGGGTCCCCGCCAGCGTTTATCTATCCCGCAATTCCGAGCGACGTTAGTTGAATCTGCAGACGACAATGGCAAGTGTGAGAAGATTGTCGGGTCAAGCATTCGCAGCCCATGGAGCTTCGATATCGGCTTACCTTCTTCATCGCACGCAAAAGGCATCGCCTCTGCGATTCTTCCCCACCACGCTGTGCTGCCAACGACTGAGTACTCGCCGCTCGACCCAATCGCTACACGGTTGAAGGCGTGGCACAGTTCTCTCAAAATTTCTAACGGCTCGTGGAAGTGCCATACCGGAACGCCTTGATTCCAAATACGATAGTCACATTGATTCCGCCATGCCGCCCTCATACGAGCGTTGTCGTTGTAATCGCCGTCGATAACATCAGGGATGATGTAGAAATCAAACCCTGGGTGTCTTGCCCAACTGCTCACGAACGCGGCATACCCCTCAATATCGAACGCCTTACCGCCTTTCCATGCTGTATAGGCACCATTGTCGAGGGCGAAGCTCTGGCTAACCTCTGCCGCTAACTCAACGACAGACCCATGCGCGAACGACACGAAGGTGTGCTTACCCTGCATAGAGAGGGTTGACTGGTCGCCGCCGCTCATCGGTAGCCCGTGATAGTGAATCATGACTCAGCCTCCCACGGTCGCTGCATTTCGTTTGATGCTAGATAGTGCCACACCGCCTTGCCTGGTTCTGCATGTGTCTTGACCACATTACCCATGTATTTCTGGACGTAGCTCACTGCCTTCATCGCAGCACGCTCACCGCTGTTCATTTTGGCGGTGCCCAAGGCTTCCCGTGCCAACATCTCGAGCTCCTTCCGCTTGTAGAAGACCGTACTACTCATGGCTGACGCTACCACTTGGGCAATCTTCACCTCATCTTCCTCAGAGACTTCATGCTTCCGCTTGGGAGTCCACATGCTGCGCTTCCATATGCCCTCATCAAAGTCGAAAAACGCCATGTGTTCTTCAGGCTCTTGAGCATTACGGGCCTCATAAAAAAGATTGACCTCGGGCTTCTCACCACTGAGCTTGATGCCACTATCAAACCACCCCGCAAACACGGAGCCCCCTCGAGCAGAAAGGAATGATTTGTCATCAGCCCGTTCCTTGCCGGTGTGGTGGGCTAGGATCACAGACACGTTGTTCATCTCCATGAGCATATCAATGCGGTCCATCAGCCTACGGATATCACTGTTGTTGTTCTCCTCGCCATCAAAGAAATTAATGACGGGGTCAATCATGACGATGTCTGGATTATGAAATGCGATCTCATCGGAGAACGCTTGGATATCTGCATCACGCATCAGGTTCTTACGCAGCCGCCCACTGATAATCAGGTTGTCATAGCCAATCCTCTGCACCTCTGGGTCAGCTGCGAAGCGCCGGTAGTACACCTCGATACGTCGCTTCAAGAACTCCGCAATGATCTCTGCCTGAAACCATATGACCTTGAGAGGGCGACTGAACGGCACCTCCATGAAGTCTGTACCCGTTGTCGCACCTGCAGCAAACGCGCCAAGCCAATTCGATTTACCGATCTTTGGTTTGCCCAGCAGCAGCACTCGACTCTTCTCAAAGATGAAGGCATCACCCCAGTACTGATCAATGGTGCTAGTCTTCAGGTCAGTCCATTCATCGTCGCTGAACGGCTTGAGACCCAGCGGACCTGACGTGACCGTCTCTGTCTCCTGAACATCCTCTTGTCCTTGGATGTACTCCAAGTCCTCTTTGACATCAGTGTTCCAGGTGCTGGTCTTCCAGTCCAAGACACCAGCATCCACGTCCTCTGGGTGCCGTTTGACGTGCCCTTCTGCGATAGAGATAGTGGTGCGTGTTGTCTCAAGCAAGTCCAGTGGGGGCTCACAGGTCTGGTTCCAGTCCTGCGCTTTGATCAGGATCTCACGCATCCCCCAGCCCTCTTTGATCCACTTACCTACCAACCTGGCCAGTGTGTCGTTGCGACTCCCTTGCGATCGTGGGTCCTCAGTCAGCTTCTCCCGTAGAGAAACCACCTTACCGTCATTGTTAAACGAGAAGACTTTCTGGATGTCCTCCTCTGTCAGCAGTGGCAGTTCATCAAAGTCGTTGATGAGGAATGACTGATCGTATTGCATACGGTAGTTGTAGGATGGCACTACCATGATGTAGCCACCTTCCCCACGGACATCGATCTTGTTTTGACCGACACTGTTACGCACCACACGGTTGCCCGGTACGCTGTAAAAGAAATGCCTACCCCCTGAGGGACTGGACTGCGTCATCGGCGTGCTGCTGATGTTGCCATCCTGAATCCACTGCGTGCTTTCACTGGAGTCTGAATCAACGACAACAAAGTTGATGCCTGTAATAGCGGCCCAGTTCGCGTGCGGGTACTGCTTATGCCACTGGGTGATCTCCTCACGCGACGGCTGGATCTTCTGATAGTGCCGCCAGTTCATGCGTGGCGTTTTGGACCACTTCCTCTTGAGCTCATCCTCCTCCGCAAAGGGATTTCGGTTACGGAAATATTGCGGGACCTTCTCACTGGGCGATCCACAGGGGATGATGTGCATCCCCCACTCCCACATCATCAACAACATTTCCTCTTTGGCTTCTGGGGAGATGTCCTCTCCAGAATGTTCCTCCAAGAAAAAGGGCATCATCCGTCCTTGTTGATAAGCTCGATCATCATGCGCCCATCATCTAGGCTGCGAACACTTACCTTGCGGCCCATTGACAGTGCAGCTGTCCTGATACTGCGATACTTACTGTGCACGGACTGATCTTCATCGTCCTCGATCGAAAAGATCGTGCCGTCCTCTAGCTTTTCTAACAGCCGCTGCCAGCGACCTTTCCCATGAGACCCTTTCGGAGGTAGCTGGTCTACGTTCTCAATGGTGATTCCCAAATCCTTCTCCTCGCTTGACATCATTACTCCCACGGCTGTTGCCTGTTCTTTATATGATTTGATTCCGCGATCTTAATTGATCAGATAACTCAATTCCATAATCTTTTTTGTACAAAAG